AGATTGATGATAGTCACTTTATTATTAGATTGCCCGAAGATGTCGTGAAATATGATATTGTAGATAATCAAGCAGTCAACCCTGTTGCTGCGATAGGAGGAATTACTGCCTCAGACTACTCGTTAAAGTTAGCAAAGAGTCTTGAGTCTTATTGGCAAGAAGGATTAACTGAATTGTTAAAAGAAGAGTTAGAAGTAAAGGGAGATAGCGAGGTTGCTGTTAATCACATTGATTCTGATAAAATAGAAGAACAAAGTGCTGGCATTCTAAAACCAAAGAAAGATAGCAATTTAATTATGAAGCCTAATGAAATGGCAAAAGCGCTTTTACTTATCGAGAGAGCACTAGATAAGATGGAAAAAGGACATAGTAACATGGCCGGACGTGGTTTAGGGATAGATGTTGGAGGGGGTGTAGAAAGCCCACGTGGACCTACTTCTTTGACAGCAGAACAGTCTTTACCTGATTGGGATATGAAGAAACGACCTACTGAGGACTTGGAGAAACCGGAAGATTATCCGGGTAGAAAACAGAAAAAAGAACAAACAGCCTCGCAGTCTAGCGTTTTCGATGATAAAAACCTTGATGAGTAGTCCCGCAGCATATATGTAGTAAGGCATTACGTAACAAGGGTTAGTGTGCTCGGTAGTAAACAACTATTCAGAACTGGCGAAGAGACAATTGGTATCCTTAAGGGTGCTAATGACCTCATCGTCGCTGGCTATGCCAGTGTGGAAGTTGTAGACAAGCAAGGCGACGTAATAACAAAGGAGGCATTGAAACACGCATTTCGGAAGTTCATGGAAAATCCGTCATACAGAAACGTTCAATTGGCTCACAGTAATATACAAGTTGGAGATGTAGTACCGAATTATACAGATAACGAAGGGAGGTTGTGGAAAAGCGAAGTCGATGATGTCGGAATGTTTGTGGTAGTAAAACTGCGTGACGACATCGAGAAAGCAAAAGAGGTTTCAGCAGAAATCAGAAAAGGCGTTCTCAGAGGATTCAGTATCGGTGGTCAAGCGTTTAAGAGAGTCAGAAAATCAGACCCAAAACGAGGAGATTACCAAGAAATTAGTAAACTGGAACTACACGAAATAACGATTTGTGAAAAAGGCATCAATCCCGAAGCAACATTCAGCATACTCAAAGAAGATAAAAATAACACGGAAGTGAATAAATTGACAGAAACAGAAAACGATAATGAAATGATGAAACAACTTGGCAGCGTACTATCTCGTTTAGAAGGTAGGCTTGACGATATGGAAAAAGGCGAAATGCCACCAGCATTGAAAGAGGCTATTGCTGACAAGAAAGACGATAAGAAAGAAGATGCAAAAGATGACAAAAAGAAAGAAGACGCTGATGTAGAAAAGTCAGAATATTCCGATGTCATCACATCTGACTATCTTAACTGGATGGAAGACACTCTAAAGAGTGCTGGAGTAAATACTGATGAAGCACGTGTTCACTTTGATAACCTAGAAAAAGCAAATCTAGGCTCTACACCCGAAGAATGGGATGCAAACTACGAACAACACACTGGGCAAGTAAAAGGTCGAGCACAAGAAGGTGGAAAACCATCCACTAACGCTTTTGGTAAAACGACTGGAAGTGCTGGCGACGTTAAAAAATCAGATTTCATTAACCCTGCAACATTATCAGACTCAGATATCGAGTCTGCATACGAAGTATACAAAGCGGCTGCTCTTGAAGAAGAGTTCCGTGGCTCTCTAGAAACCAACTTTGCTAACAGATACGCTTCTGAGCGTTCAGCAGAAATCGCAAAAGCGGAAGCAGCAGCATACGATGCACGCGGTCCTCTAGACGAGATAACAAAAGCAATTAGTGCACTTTCAGAGCGCATTGAAGCAATCACTACTCCAGCAGAAACTGGAGAAGCAATCACAAAATCGGAATCTACTGCACCAGCAGTAACTGTTCCATCAACGGAGGATTTGGCTAACATGTCATGGGATGAAGTTCATAACTTGGCATCAAAGGCTTTCGAGTGAGATTAGATATTAAAAAATAAAAGGAGATAAAGAAAATGGCACGAAATTATGTACGAACAATAACTGACATGGAAAGATACTACTATGGAGCAGGTAACGCAATGGGTTACTCATACTCCGGTAGTGAATTACTCAAGGCCGACAGCCCTATGCTGTCAACAACAGGTGGAACATACCAAGCAATCTATGGTCGCAAAGTATGGTCACAATTGAACCAAGAGTTCAATGCATTCTCTATACTACCAAAGAAACCGTGGGATAGAAGCGGATGGCGCGTTATCACTGGCAGACCAAATGCTGGTGCAATTGCTGGAAGCGGAGTTGCAGAGAACGCAACACTACCTGAAACAATCAAACCTACATTCCAACATGTAGCAGCAAAACCAAAGACTATCGCACACACATTCGATATGTCTGAAACTGCAATCTTCCTTGCTGACAAAGATGACGGAATGGGAGACATACGCTCTGTAATGAAAGAGGAAATGGGTAAACATCACGCTGAGGTAATCAACAAAATGATGTGTACTGACGTAGATACAGTCGCAGGTAACAACTTCGAGTCTCTTGACCGAGTTACTTCCGGTTTCCAAAACAGTGCAAACGCAACAACTGGACTAAGTGCAGCATCAGGACACGTTAGCGCAGATGGGGATATGGATATGTACAGTATTGACAGGAGTGCAAACTCATGGTCAAACGCAGAAATGAGTGTTAACGCTTCTAGCGGTACACCTACTGACAGAACACTATCTCTAGACTTACTAGATGAGATGTTCCAAAAGATGTGGATTCGTGGTGGAAACCCGAAAGTTATGCTAACTGGATACGATACTCTAATGAGAATCCAGCAACTTCTACAATCACAACAGAGATTCATGGAAGAGAAGAGAGTTACCCCTACCTACAACGGTGTAAAGGGTGTACCCGGAATCGAGGCTGGTTTCATCGTAGCAACATACAACGGTGTACCAATCATCCCAACAAAGAACATGGCAGCAGATACACTATCAAGAATCTACTACCTAGACACAGACTATTTGCACTTTAGTACAGCAATTCCAACACAATACTTTGAGAGTGGTATCGAAACTGGTGACCCATTCGCAATTAACAGACTAGGCCAAGAAGGACTATACCGTACCATGGGAGAACTATGGACCACTTTCTTCGGAGCACAAGGGAGCGTAAGAGACCTTAAGTGAGGTTGTCTTGGAGATAATATAAACGGAGGAAAAAAATATGGCAGATACATTGACATTAAGCGGAACGGCAACAGCAACACTAGTAGGTGCATGGGAACTTAGAGCAGGTTCTCACAGCACTACTGAGTGGTTAGATGGTGCAGCAGACACATCATATCCGGGCGGTGGTCCGGGTACATTCAGCGCAGTAAACAGCGATGGGGCAAACGGATACGACCCAGCACCTAAGATGGCATTAATCAACGTAACAGGCGGAGCAGATGGTGAGACAATCATCCTCTCCGGTGGCGCATCAGCGATTTTGAGTGTTATGTGCACTGACGCTGGTACAGCAGCAGTATCAGTTGGGGCATCTTTTACAGGACTAACAGCAACATTACAATACCTAAGCGGTTCATCAAACGCTACAACAGTAATGGTACTTTACAACTGAGGTGGTTTTACTGCCAACAGTTACATACATTGGTAATCTCTACATGAGACCTAATGCAGACACTTCTATGGGTGACTGGATTAGGGGTCAAGTAGTAGAGGTTACACAAGATTGGTTAGATGCTAATAAAAGGCAACTAAAACCAACATTGTTTGTAATAGAAGGTGCGGCATACGATTTACTAAACGACGGAATACCTGATAGTGGCTGGGTAAAAGCAGACATTACTACATGGTTGAGAGATAAGGGTATGGAAGTATCTAATGGATATAAAACAAAGTCCTCATTGCTTGCAATGGTGGAAGGTGTCTTAAGCCCAGCCCCTGTCGAAGAAGTCGTAGTCGAAGCCGCTCCTGAAATTGTAGAAGAAATTGTAGTCGAAGAGACTCCAGTAGAAGAAGCAATTGAAGAAGCAGTAGAAACAGAAACAACGGAGGAATAAGAAAATGGCATTTAGCAGTACAACAGATAACAGAACACACGTATTAGGTGACTTAATGATGGTTACCGGAGACTGGAACGCAGCAAGCGTTGCGACAGGAACAATAGTAACTGGATTAACAGAAATACTTGCTTGCGGAGTAATGGGCGACACATTCGGAGATATTACTGGAGGCGGTGTAGACGGTGCATTTGCAATCGTTACAGACGCAGCACCCGGCTCTCTCACAATAGATTGTGTTAGTGGCAACACTGGCTCATGGTGGGCACTAGGAAAGCGCTGATTAGGCGGTGACCTAGATGGTTAAAGCAATACAAGTAATTGGACCTTACAGCCCTAGAGACTTCTCAGGTGCAGGTAATGACGGTGCGTTAAGCACTGCTATGACTACTGACATTGAAGCATTAACTGGTTATGCTAGTGCAAAGATAATTTCAGTAGAGCCGATTACAGTATTGGGTAATATATTCTTAGTAGTATATCAGAAAGCATAATAGAAGGTGGTGTGAGTGAATGTCAGGGTTCGAGTTACAAACGCTTGATATCGATGACATTAGCAGAGCAGCAAAACAAACAGTACGCGCAGATATTACATACGACGCTCATACTGTGAATACAGACTCTCCTTTGGCTGGTATTACCTCTAAACAGAGGGCTAGAACTAGTGAAATCGCAGATGTACTCGATATAGGAGCAGGTACGCGCTGTAAACACTGTGGATTGCTACACTTCTTATGGAGAGCAACTTGTGGTTCATGCAACAAACCTATGGAGTATAACCTCGGTAGCCGTAATGAGGAGGCGAGGTTATGAACAAGTTTGACTTAGCGTGGATTTTTCTTAAGACAGAACCTGTAAGGACTCTTTTCGCGTGTGGGCTTTGTAATGCCATCTACGATAACAAAAAGTATGCTCACGAATGCTGCAAAGCATCTCCCTCATTCAATGATTACGAAGAGAAAGTAGGCGAATACGGACCTAATGAGGAGGCGCGACTTTAATGCCACAAGTGTTTAGTCCGGGTGAAGGAGAAACAAGACCTCTTGACCCAACAGCAGTTGTCTACACCACAGCACAGAAAGTTGCTGACTTACTAGACATAGGACCGCAAGAAGCAATACTAGTTAGTTCTGATTCCGAAGCAACTGGTATATTTGTCACTGGTGCTGATTATAGAAACATCGGATTTACTGTCGGTGATACTTTATTGATTTATAGTGATGCAGACCCATTAGGATTAGAAAGAACCATCAACGGAATAACATCAACAATTAATGGTGTTAGATTAGGTTTTGCAGATTCAATCACTCATGCTAATTTTGAAGTTGCAGATAACGCCTATGTGCAGAATCAAGCCTCGTTTACCGATGGAAGAGTTAGAGGTATTACAAAAAAGAAAGTTGATGAAGTTATACTTCGTATGCAAGACCACATCGACAACAGAACTCACAATGCTTGGAGACCGTATTTGGTGCAAGCGGAATACATTAACTTCGATACATACAAACCGTATAGACGTAGATACTATACTGATTACGTAGGTACTAGTCCTTTGTTGTTTAGAAATGTGCAACAAGTCTTGAGACTAGAACTATGGCAAGGAGATGATTATAGAGAAATTGCTGCTGCCGAGGCTAGAATAAAGTTACCCGATGATGTAAGAGCATTAACAGGCTCAATAGTCATTTCACCCGGCAATGGAAGCGCATCTTTGTTGACAATCGGCACTGGTACTGCGAATTGGCGTGCTGATTTTGATAAAGTAACAACTGCGCAGAATCTTGCAGACTTAATCAATAAAGAAGATAGAGTGGGTAAGACTGAGGTTGTTTTCTCTCCTAACTTTACATTAGAAGGTAGCACTAGTAACGTGGCAGTACATAATGAGTTTCTCGCTACTGCTAATTCTGACTATGGTACAGGTATTGTAAAGATTAGTAGTATGAGACAAACTACTGCTGGTGAATCGTGTAGTATCGTAGTTACTGATAGTAATATAGAATTGAGTCAAACGCAGTCTAATAGTACGACATTCTCTAGTTTGAGTAGCACTACAATTACTGTCGATAGTACTGCCGGATTTGCAAACGCTGGCGTTGTAGTAGATGCTAGTGGAGATGTGTTTAGATATACAGGTAAAACAGATACTACATTTACTGGTTGTGCAATAGTCGTAGGCTCTGCTCTATCCGATATTACTGGAACACTAAAACAAGATACCTTACGAGTCGATTTACAAGGTGGAAGTGCGAGCGGCGACCAAGGTAGATTACGAGATTGGTGGATAGACCATGAAATGGGTATTATCTACTTCAATAACTCATACCCTTTCTTTGAGTGGAATGCGATTAAGACATCATACATATACGGTGAGAGATACGTAGACAAAGCCATAGAGGATATTTGTACAAAGATGGTTGCTATCGATTTACTAATGAGTGATGACCGAAGTGTATTGATACCCGAAGGTACACAAAACGTAGACCTAGCGTCTAAGATTCAACTCTATAAAATGGATATAGAAAAGACATTCCCGCGTTACATAGAGGTGGTAGCCTTTGAGTGATACACAGAAAATAGTTTACGAAGAATGGAAAGAAGCCATAACTTTAGAACTAAGCAAAAAAGAATACCAAGCAGATTTACAGAAGGCTATTACGGAAGGACCGTCTGAATATCGTAAGGCTGTCGAACGCTCAGAAAGAGAGTTAGAGCCGGAAGAAATGACAGTTGAACAAGAAAAAGCGTTGAAAGATAGAGTCAATAGACGCATGATGACTGAATCGCCGGGTCTTATGGAACACAAAATCAAAAACGATGGCGGTAAGTTAGTACCTGATTTCAAAGCCTATGAGCGTGAAAAGCGTAAGAAGGAGTTTGCGAAATGGTAGCAACATTCGATGAAGGTATTGACGTAGTACTAGGTGTACTAAAGAATAATTGGAATAGAGCCAATACTAATAATTTCAAGCCCGTTATTATCGATGTAGCAGACGAAACGCCTGAGCGCGGAAAGAGACTTGACCTTGATAGAACGGATTATGTAATGGTCTTTGAAACGGCACATAACGAAGAGTTACCTGAAATGCTGTATGATTTTGTCACTACACGTATCAACATCACAGTGGATATGCGTACTACGAGAAGTAGAGAGCAACTAAGAAAGATGGAGAACGAATTAAGAAGATGCGTACATCTTAAAAGAAAAGGTGATGGTGTCAATTTTGATAGACTTGTGTACAAAACACGTACCGATTTATCAGATAGAAGCAAAAAACTGTATAGAATGACCTTTCAGATAGAAGTTGTTATCTTTGCAGAGTTAATCCCATGAGGTGAGAGAGAGCCATGCCGTCAACAGTATACAAGGGTGATTTGTCCGAAATTACATTCGGTCACGAAACTGGAGTGAGATTAGAACATGGATACGCGAGCGCTTTTACATTCACAGCGTCTTTTGAAACTGGGGCTAATGCCGCTAACGCACCGCATCAAGATTTAGTAAAAGACACCAGTGTAATCGTATTAAGTGGTGGTAGTGCTAATACCCCTGTAAACGCTGGAATATTAGAATATCCAAATGGTATGTTAGTCGGTAGCAAAGTTATATTCACAATAGCATCTTCTAGTCCTAATTGGGACACACAAGATGATTATGCTGTATCGGGTAGAATGTATACTATAATCAAACAAGAAGTCTGTAATGACGCTAATAACGACAATGATGGTAAAACTGAGATTACGGTAACACCTGCATTAAAGACAAATCACACAGCAGCAGACCAAGCATCAAAGGCTAATGATGTAATGACTATCTTACCTTTTACTACACCCGCAATTGATGTAGGTATGGAACACGCCGATGCTGCAAACGCATCTGCTGAGAGCGTATTGACTGACCAATTCGTTGGACTGGTAAGCACTGTCGCACTTCCTGAGACTAAAGTAGACCTCAAAAGATACCACGTTGTTGGACTTGGTAGAGATATAGCGGTTCAAGTGCCGGGCAGATTTACTAACGTTGGTGGCTCATTTGAGTGTAACATACACAATGGTCGATGGTTCTATTATTGTCTAGGGCACGAAGTTGTAAATGCGGCGAC